AGCGAAGGACGTGCGTTTTTTCTGTTGCCATGAAGATCGGAAAATCGGCTTTGATGACTGGGCTTGGGCTTTGGTTTCTTTTGACTGGTGATGAAGGTGGTGAAGTTTATTCCATAGCTGCTGAGAAGGAGCAGGCACGTATTACCTTTGGTGATGCTCGCAAGATTATTGAGCGTGAACCTGAACTTGCTGCGATGTGTAATGTCTATCGGGATGTTATTGAAGTGCCTTCTACAGGTTCTATTTGGCGTGTGCTTAGTGCTGAAGCATATAGCAAGGAAGGACTTTCGCCCACTGCAGTTTTGGCAGATGAGCTTCACAGTTTCAAGAATAGGGAGATGTGGGATGTTATGCAGTTGGCTATGGCTTCACGTAAACAGCCGATGATGTTGGCTACTACTACTTGTGGCGTAAAGACTGATAGCACTGGGCAGGATTCTACTGCTTATGGTTTGTATCAGTATGGGCAGAAGGTTGCTAGGGGTGAAGTTGAAGACCCTACATTTGGATTTTGGTGGTGGGAAGCACCTGCAGATGCAGATCATAGATTAGAAGAAACTTGGATTGCAGCTAATCCTGGCTATGGGGACTTGAACTCTAAAGCCGATTTTGAGTCTATGGTGAAGCGTACTCCTGAAGCAGAGTTTAGAACTAAGCGTTGTAATCAGTGGGTGAGTTCGCAGAACACTTGGTTGCCTGCAGGTGTGTGGGATTCGTTGCAAGAAGATGTGCCTATTTCTGATGATGTTGAAGTTGTGTTGGGTGTTGATGGTTCGTTTTCTGGTGATACGACAGCCATTGTTGCTGTGAGTGTGCCTAAGACTCATGAAGATAAACCCCATGTTTGGCTTGTGCAGGCGTGGGAAAAGCAACCTGATGACTTGGATGATTGGCGTGTTGACACTCTAGAAGTTGAGCAGACGTTGATTGATTTTGCTCAGAAGCACCGTAACTTGCGTGAGATTGCCTTTGACCCTTTTCGGTGGCAACGAACTATGGCTGTGTTGCAGGATTTAGGGTTGCCTGTTGTTGAATACAACTCAACTTCGGCTAGGCGTATGATTCCTGCGTGTCAGAAGGTGTTTGATTCTGTGACTGAAGCGACTTTGACTCATTCGGGTGATCCGTTGCTCGCTAGGCATTTGGATAACTGTGTTTTGAAGATAGATAACATGGGTGCTCGCATAGTCAAGGAGAGTCGTAACTCGCCACGCAAGATTGACGCTGCTGTTGCTTTTGTTATCGCCTATGACCGAGCCACTAGTAAACTAGAATCGGATATTGTTCCAGAGTTTTACGTGTTCTAAGGATGAGTTTGTTACCTACGATTTTGCAGGCTTTTGGCATCACAGTTATTGCTGTTGGTGCAGGCCTTATCTTTGTCCCTGCAGGTGTGCTTGTGGCTGGTGTTGGTTTGTTGTTGTTTGGTTTGGCGTGGGAGAGAAGCGGTAAGTAATGTTAGGTAATCTTGGCGAGTCTAGGGCTATAAGTTTTCAGAGCTTGTGGGGTGCAGGTGATCTGACTTCTTATGAAACTCAGTCTGCAGCTTTCGTTGACTACAACACTTCTTTGACGGTAAACGCTGTTTGGGCTTGTGTGTCTTTGATTAGCGACACTGTTTCGGCTTTGCCTGTTGATACTTACATTAGGCGTGATGGTATTGCTTACCCTTACAGGCCGAAGCCTGCTTGGGTAAACAAGCCTGATGTTGCTATGCCTAGTGTTGCGTTTTGGCAGCAGACAATGATTAGCCTTTTGATTGACGGTAATGCGTTTGTTCGCTTGTTCAAAGATAATTCAGGCAACATCGTGAACATGGTTGTTTTGAACCCTTTGAATGTTCAGGTTAGTCGTAATGCTTTGGGGCAAAAGTTTTACACTTCTACTGTTGAAGGCAACAAGGTTTTGACAAGTGATGAGATGCTTCACATTTCGGGTTCTATCATTATGCCAGGTGAGTTCAGGGGTAAGTCACCGATTGACACGCTAAAAGAAAACATAGGTTTAGCAATCAGCCTAGAGTCTTTTGCAGCTCGTTTCTTCGGTCAGGGCACTTTGACTCAGGGTGTTATTGAGTATCCTGGAGCGTTGACAGCTGAGCAGGCAGAGAACCTTGCCAGAAGTTTTGACAGACAACACAAGAGTTTCCGTAAGGCACACAAGACAGGCATCTTATCTGGTGGGGCAGTGTTTAAGCCAACAACTATTGCTAACGATCAGGCTCAAATGCTTGACTCTCGTAGGCTTGCTGTTGAAGACGTTGCCAGAGCGTATCGTGTGCCTACAGACATGATTGGTTTGAACAATGGTGGGCAGAGCTATAACAGCATTGAGCAGAAGCAGATTGCTTTCGTAACTCACACGCTTAGACCTTGGTTGGCGAAACTTGAAGATGCGTTTAGCACTTTGCTTATTGATGGAGCGTATTTAGCGTTTAGCACTGATGATCTGCTTCGTGGGGATTATGCGACACGTATTGAAGGCTATTCTAAGCTGCTGCAAAATGGTGTGCTTTCAACTAATGAAGTTAGACGTAAAGAGAACATGCGACCTATTGAAGGTGGAGATGTTGTTCGTGTGCCTTTGACTAACATCAACATCAACGCTGCTTCGTTGAATGAAGATGAAACTAAGGTTGACATGGCTCAGAAACTTATTGCTTTGGGCTTTGTGCCTGAAGATGTTTTGAAGAGCCTAGGGTTGTCACCGATTCCACATACAGGGCTTCCAACGGTTCAGTTGCAGAACCCTACTACTGTGCCTGATGGCAGTTATGAAACAGGTGCGTAATGCCTTATTTTGTTGAGCAGGCTGAGAGTGGCTGGGTTACTGTCAAGGATGATGGCGAAGTTTTAGGCACACACAAAACTAAGCAAGAAGCGATAGATCAGATGGTTGCTATTAGTTTGAGTGAAGGTATTCCTGTTGGTGGGGAACGTGCTGTTGACCCTGATGAAACTTATTCACCCCCTGCAGGTGTTGCTGTTGCTGCTAAACGTGCTTTGGAGTGGATTGCTGAAGGTTTGGCTGGTGATGGCTTTACTGATGTTGGTAGGGCTAGGGCTGTTCAGCTTGCTTCGGGTGAAGACATTTCAGGTGAAACTGTAAATAGGATGATTAGTTTTTTTGCTAGGCAAGAAGATTCTGTCAAGGGTGCTACAGGTTTCAACAGTGGTGAAGAAGGTTACCCTACTGCAGGGCGTGTGGCTTGGGATGCTTGGGGTGGCGATGCAGGTCAGACTTGGGTGAATGGGTTGAGTGACAATCGGGATGTTGTTGTTGATGCAGGTAAAATTGATGTTAGGCAAATGGAAGGTTATGTTTTGAGTGAATTACAGGATAAGGCTTACAGCCTGAAGGGCGATGCTTTAGAAACTATTGCGAAACTCGCTGAAACTGTTCATGAGTTGTGTGAGATTGTGGACTCTATGGGTGCACCTGTAGTTGTTGAAGAAGTAGAACTTGAAGATGTTGTTGATTTGTCTGGCAACTATGAAGAAGAAGATTCAGTTAGGTTTGTTGACCCTATGAAGGTTGCAGAGTTACATAACAGGGGTGAGCGTGTGTCTAAGGGTATTGAGCAACGTATTGCAGTTCAGGATTTAGAGATACGTCAAGAAGGTGATGGCATGACTTTGCGTGGTTATGCAGCTGTATTCAACAGCCCTTCACAGCCACTTCCGTTTATTGAAACTATACAACCTGGAGCGTTTAGAGATTCTTTGAAGTCACGTAACGATGTGAAACTGCTTTGGAATCACGACACAAGCACAGTTCTAGGTTCAACTAGGGCAGGTACTTTACGTCTTATGGAAGATGAGCGTGGGTTGATGGTTGAAGCCGATTTGCCTGACACTCAGGCTGGGCGTGATGCAGCTACTCTTATCAAGCGTGGAGATGTTACAGCGTTTAGTTTTGGCTTCCGTATTCCGTCTGGTGGCGATGAGTGGGCTAACGCTAATGAGCGTTTGTTGAAGCGTGTGAATGTTCATGAAGTTAGTGTTGGGGTTGCGTTCCCTGCATACACTGCAACGGATGGAACTGCTAACGTTAGATCTATGAATGAACTGTCTGAAAAGATTTTGAAACTGGCTGAGTTGCGTGGGGTAAGTGCAGAAGAACTAACTGATGCTCTGCTGGCTTTAGAGTCTGGTGAAGTTCTTACTGAGCGTCAGGGCGAACTGCTAACTGACACTTTGGGTAAGGTTTTAAAGAAAGACCCTGAAGTTACTAATCCACAGGCGTTGCTAGATCTAAAGAAAAAGCAGCTTGATTTGCTGATGCAGCGTGTATAGTTGATTTGTAGGCATCCTCTCATTGTGCCTGCTTTTAAAAAAGAAAACTAATTCTTTCCCCCTGATTTGTCCCAGGGGGTTTTCTTTTATCTTGATAAAGTATTTTTAGAACTGAACTGCCTGACCATTGTGAAGATGGCAGTGAGATGGCTTCCGTATGGATGTCAGGGGTGCGATTCCTTATCAGTTCACGAAGACCCCAGAACTGTCCCTGTAATGCAAGCCTGCATAGATCAAACAGCTGGGGTTGTTTTTATGTGTGTGTATAAACGTGTTGTATAGACTATTTATGTCAGGAGCGTTTATCCCCTGATCGGGTTATGTGAGTTTATCTCTGAACCTAAAACAATCCCTTACATTTATGTTCTTGAAAGGAACAAACCATGAGCGACTTTATCGCAAAACAGGTTGATGCAAAGGCTAAAGCATGGCACGAAGCTAAGGAACTGATTGATTCAGTTGAAGCTCGTGGCGGCGTTTGGTCAGGCGAAGACGAAGCAAAGTATGCTTCTCTAACTGCAGACATCAACAAGAGAAATGAACTAATCGAGCTAGAGCAGCGTGAAGCTAAAGTTGCCGAAGCTATGCAGTCAGCAACAGTTGACTTCGCTGGTGCAAGTGCACTAAACGCAGATGCAGAGATCCTTCGTAAGATGGTTGCAGGCGAAATCCGTGGACACGAGTTCCGTGCTATCACAGGTTCTTCTACTGGTGCTCCAGTGCCTACATCTTTCTACAACGAAATTGTGAAGGTTGCAAGACTTGTAAACCCACTTCTTGAGTACGCAACTGTAATCAACACCACTGGTGGAGAGAACCTACAGATTCCATCTCAGGCAACATTCTCAACTGCAACTATCGTTGGTCAGGGTGTTTCAATCGGTACTTCAGAGCCAACTTTCAACGCTTTTACAACTCTTGGAGCATACAAGTTCTCAGCACTAGCACAGCTATCTCGTGAACTTATCCTTGACTCAGGTGTTGACATTATTGGTTTCTTGGCTGAACAGTTCGGTAACGCACTGGGCTTCAAGATTGCTGATGAGATTGTAAACGGTACTGGAACAGTAGAGCCTACAGGTTTCCTTCCTGTTGCAGGTACTGGTGTTACAGGTTCAACTGGTGTTGCTGGTGCGTTTAGTGCTGACAACGTCATTGACTTGATTTACAGCCTTGATGGTTCACTTCGCAACCGCCCTACTTTCGCTATGCTTGCAAACAGCACTTCTATTGCAGCTTTGCGTAAGCTAAAGGACACTGCAGGTAACTACGTGTTCCAGGTTGGCGATTCAAAGGATCGTCGTGACCTAGTTCTTGGGGTTCCAGTTATTGAAACTCCTGCTATGCCGAACCCTGGTACTGCTGTGAACTCTCTTGCTGTTGGTGACCTAAAGAGCATCTACATCCGTAACGCTGGTGGACTACAGGTTGACAGAAGCGATGACTTTGCTTTCGGTAACGACCTTGCTACTTGGAGAGCAACTTGGCGTTTGGACTCTGCTCTTGTGCAGACTGCAAACATCAAGAAGTTCAAGGGTGGAGCAAGCTAAGGCTTCTTTACCTTCCTAGATTTCACCCCCAATTCGGCTGCGTAGGGCTGTCTTGGGGGTGTTTTCTATTATGCTTAGGCCATGACTAAATCTGTTATTTCTTGGTACAGCAACTCTCTCAATCAACCTACTGGCTATGGTACGCAATCTAAGCAAGTGATTTCTAGGCTTGTGAAGGATGGGCATAAGGTTGCCATGATGTCTAACTATGGTGGTGAAGGTGTCAACAGTCTGATTGAAACAGGCTCAGGGCTAATACCGCATTACAGTCGTGGCATGAACCAATACAGCACTGACGTTCTTCCACTAAATCATGCTCACTGGAAAGCAGAAAACGCTGGCTTGCCTGACTTCCTGATTACGCTCTATGATGTTTGGGTTTTAGATAACCCTGCTTTAGATAACATCCCGATTGCTTCTTGGACTCCAATAGATCACCAGCCTGCACCTGAAAAAGTTTTGACTTGGTTGAAGAAACCTAATGTTACGCCTATTGCTATGAGCAAGTTTGGTAAGGCGATGATTGAAAAGGCAGGCTTAGAGTCTGAATACATCCCACACGCTATTGACACTAACCTTTTCAAACCTACCGAGTTCTTGCCTGAAGGTCAGTCAGGTAGAGAGTTTGTTGGCGGTAAGGATCGCTTTGTTGTTGGCATGAACTTCGCTAATAAGGCTGGGGGGTTCATACATAGGAAGGCTGTGTCTGAAAACTTGTTGGCTTTCGCAATCTTCGCTGCTAAGCATGATGACGTTATTTTGTATTTGCATACTGAACCGTATGGCAAGCAGTCTGGTTTTGTGTTGCCTAACATTTTGCAGGCTTGTGGTGTGCCACCTGAAAAAGTTATCTTTGTAGACAATATTGCGTATCAGTATGGGATTAGTCAGGAAACTTTGGCTGCGATCTATTCGGCTTGGGATGTGGGTTTGTTCTGCAACTATGGTGAAGGTTTTGGGATTCCACAGATTGAAGCTCAGGCTTGTGGTGTGCCGATTATTACTTCTAACTTTGCAGCTAGTGCCGAGTTAGCAAGTTCTGACAGTTATCTAGTGAATGGGCAACCGTTCTGGGATGCAGGGCAACACACTTGGTTTAACATTCCTTTGGTGTCTGGCATTGTGGATGCTTTGGAGCAGGCGTATCAGCGTGGCAGGGGAGAGTTCCCAGACACTATTGCTTTTGCTAAGGCCTATGATGCAGACAAGGTTTATAAAGAGTCTTGGCGGCCGTTGATAAAGAAGCTATCTGCAAAGTGAAGTTGATTGTTCCTGTTTTGAACAGGTTTGATTTGTTGAAACGCATGATTGAGAGCATTGATGTTGAAGCAACTGTCTATGTGATCAATAACTCTGGTGTTGAGCAAGATTTTGAGTATGACAATCCTTTAGTTGATGTTCATTGGTTGGAGTTGCCTTCTAATCTTGGTGTTGCAAGTTCATGGAATCTAGGTATCAAGATGTTGCCTTTTGAAACACGCTGGTTTATTAGTTCTGCTGACTGCTGGTTTAGACCAGGGGATTTGAACTTGTTGCAGACTGCTAAAAGTGATGCTTTGACTTTGTGTAGCAAGTTCCCTTACTACCAGACTTTTGCTGTAGGTGAAGAAATAGTAAATACTGTGGGTTTGTTTGATGAAGCGTTGCACCCTATCTATTTTGAAGATAACGATTATGAGCGAAGAATTGCTAATGCTGGTTTGCGTGTTGACCGTTTACCGTTACAGCTGGGGCATGACAATAGTTCAACGATCAATAGTGATGCAAAGTTGAGTATGCGTAACGAAGTGACTTTTAGAAATAATCAAAAGTATTTCAATCAGAAAGTTGATTCTATGATGTTTGATGAAGGTCGCTGGCAGTTGCAGATTAGGAGAGCAAACTCTTGGGATTAGTTGTTGTTACAGGTGTGGCAGGGTTTCTGGGTTCACATATTGCTGACGCTTATTTGGCTAAGGGCTGGCAGGTTCGTGGCATAGATAACTTGCTTGGTGGAAGCTTGGATAATGTGCCTGCAGGTGTCGAGTTTTATAACCTTGATTTAGATGATTTAGAAGCCATTTCTCCTGTGTTTGTTGGTGCAGATTTGGTTATTCATTCTGCTTGTACCGCTTATGAAGGTTTGAGTGTGTTTAGCCCTGCTCTTGTGGTCAGAAACACTGTTCAGATAAGCGTGAACGCCATGACAGCGAGTATTCGGGCTAATGTACCAAAGTTTGTTTACA